ATGCAGGTGCATCCCACGGACATCGTCATCTCCTCTACAGTGTCTCTTATACACATGTGCCACAGGCAACGCGCGAGACAGCAAACAAGACCGGGCCCGTGCAGGCCACCGCTCACAAGAGCATCTACCTGCAGGGCGGGCCGCAGCTCCCCGAGAACATCGATTTCAGCGCCCTGAGCGAAGTGACATGGTGCCGCGACGACGTGGACGGCACTGGCATCCCCTACGTGCGCGCTGATCTCGCCGGGGCAGCTCCTGCCGCTGCGGCTGGGGTAGCCCGCGCAGGCTGGCGTCTCGTTCCGGCTACGCCAACGCGCGACTGGATCGCAGCCGTGGCTGATGACGGCTACTTTGATGTGGACTGCGCCCAAATGATCGCCAACATCCTGAGCCACGCGCCGGCAGCCCCCGCCCTGGAAGCGCCTGCAGCCCCTTCGCGCTTCGATGTGAACGAGCTTGCTCAACTGCTTTTCGACGCCTGGGCGAAGGCCGAGCCAGAGCACAGCGTGACGCGGCACCCCATGAGCTACTGGGCCAGCTTCTGCGACATGGCTCGGGCCGCACTGGCAGCAGCGCCCCAGGCACCTGCTGCGCCCGTGGCAGCGGCCATCCCCGATGCCGCGTACTGCGCCCTGCAGTATGTCGAACATGCACTGGCTGCCATTGCGAACCGTGAGGAACTAGCGGACGGCGCTTTCCAGCCCATGGACAGCATCGGGAAGGCATCGAAGCGGGCCAAAGCAGCGCTGGCCCGGCTGCAGTCTGTCGCGCATCACTTCAGCGCTGCGGCAGCACCTGCTGCGCCTGCAGTGGATGCGGACCCACTGGGCCTGCGCGACGTTGGGGAGGCTTTCATGCAAGCCATCGAACGCAACTCCGACGCGCTAAAGGCGGTCGGCTGGCTCGGTCCGATGGACTGCCCCAGCGAAATCGTGGTGGACCTGCTCAACATGTTGGAGGAGGCCAATACCACGTCTGCTCTGGGCGAATGGGTGGCCACGCTCGAAGTGGACAGCGGGGGAGGCCTCGACTACGAGACTGTGCCACCGTGCACGCTGCCGCCCGGCTGCTACCCGCTCTATCGCGCAGCCCAGGCAGCAGCCAAGGGGGCGTGAGCATGGGATACACCCTGAACCCGCGAAACAAGGCGGCAGGCGACTTCGACGCCGGCGGATTCTCGTGGCCGTGGATGTTGGATGCCGGCGTTGGCCTGCCCCTGGGCTATGGCAAGGCCTTCGTGCCTGGACAGTACGTCGCGCGGAATCGCAAGGATGGACTGTGCGTTTCCAAAAACGATGGCGCCCGGGTCTCGGCCTCTGAAGCGAAGCAGATGGCGCAGATCGCTCGCTGGGTGGCCGACCTACAGGACAGCCTGTATGCCGAGTGGGAAAAGATGCCGGCCAGCGAACAGCAGCGCATGCGTGACGACCGCACCCGCCTTTACACCCTGCCCGTGCGCCGCGACTTCGTTGAGGAAACGCGCGCATTTGCTGACTGGGCCGAGAAGTCTGGAGGCTTCCGTGTCTGGTAACGAATCACCGCGCCCCACTGGGCACAAGGAGAGCTGACATGCAAGAACCCATCGAAATCACAGTGCGCAACGAGACCGAACGCGGCTGGTGGGTCCCCCAGGATCAATGGTTCGCCCAGAAGATTTGGTCACTCACCGGCGTCTGGCAGGTCGTGCGCCTCAAGAACGGCGACATCACCAGCGGCGTGGTGCTCGCTGGCTACAACGGCTGGCGCGACGGCAACTACAGGCCGATCAATGTGGAGCAGTGGCTGAAGCCAGAACGCTGGTTCGCCTCACCGGACGACGCGGAAGGCAAGACTGCCGAGTACGCAGCCTATCGCCATGCCGTGCTCTACGAGCGCAAATCGCCGTTGCGCGCCCAGGCGCAGCAGAAAGGACCACATGAAAGTTGAGCGCTCAAACGCGGTCGTGCACATCACGATCAGCGACATCATGCAATCCCACCGGCTGGACCCGATCCGCGTCACCCTGGACGACATCGAGCCGGGGCGCGGCCGCATCACCGTTGAGTGCTACGGACGGGCCTGGGCCTCGTACTGGGGCGCCATGGGCGAACGGGGCATCGCGCAATTTTTCGCCAGCTGCGACAACCACTACCTGATCAGCAACCTCGCTCCGGACCTGCACGCCATCCGCTACAGCGCCGATGCGCTGGTTTCCCTGGCGCGGAAGACCATCAGGGGGCGCCGCAAGGGCACAGCCGCGTGCCGGTTCGAGTACGACCCATTGACCAAGGCCCAGGCCGAGGAGCTGATGGGGCGCGTCGATGAGCTTGCCAACTGCGAAACCGAAAGCCAGTGCTGGTCCAAGGCCGAGCTGTTGGAGGAAATCTTCGGGCCGGACGGCACCATGATGGCTGTGCAGGCCACGGAGACGAACCCGGAGTACGGCCACCTGGAGCGCATATGCAATGCCGTGCGCGAGGCTCTGAAGCAGATCGCGCCGGCAGCCGAGAAAGGACAGACCCCGTGACCACAGCACCAACACCCTCCGAAGCGGAGCGCCTTGCTGAGAAGCTGGAGACGGGCTGCTGGCTCGTCGGCGACCACGGCAACCCGATCAAGCAGGCCGCTGCCGAGCTGCGCCGCCTGCAGGCCGAGAACGAGCGCCTGCAGCAGCTCCTGCAGTGCGACACCCCCAGGTACTGCAGCAGCGTCCAGCGATGCACAGCGGGAGATGAGCGCCGGGCAGAGCTGGAGGCGCGCAAGCCGCTGCCGCTGAGCGATGACGACCGCCTGAGGCTGCGCTCCGATGTCGCCCGCGCGATCTGGGATGTCATGCGCGAGCATGAGGACCGGTGCGACCACGCGCTCGAAGACGTGGATCCCAGGCACCAGGTTTGGGACTGCGCTGATGCAGCCATCCGAGCCATGAAGGACAAGCCATGACCCAATTCCTCGCCGTAATCGGAGCCTGCTTCATCGTCGCCATGATCATCGGCGCAGTTGTGCCGGGCATGAACTTCCATGTCGTCTTCGCAGGCGACGAGGCTGCGCAGAAGTGGCATCAAAGACTTGCCGCCGAGCTCCAAACACGCATCCAGGAGAAGCAGCCATGAGCAAGCGAGCCCGCGAGCGCGGCGACAAGCGCGACAGGTGGCAAGAGCCACAGGACCAGCAACCAGAGCCCGCACCAGCGGGTTCTTTCATGGAGGACTGAATGCAAATTTCAGCTCAACAAGCCGCCGTGCTGCTGGGGGTCAGCCCCCGCAAGGTGTACGGGCTCGCGGCTCCTGGTGGTCCAATCCCGTGCTACCGAATCGGCCGCAACGTGAATTTCGATGAAACAGACATCCTGGAGTACAAGCAACAATGCCGATCGTCCGTGATAAATCGCGTGGTACGTACGTCTTTGAATTTGACCGCGTCATCAACGGAGGGCGTATCCGCATACGAAAGCGCCTACCGAAAGCTTGGACTGCGGCCCAAGCCGACGAATTCGAACGCAAGGAGTCAGCGAAGCTCTACGCGACCGCCAATGGCCTTGGTGTCGAGGACCGGCTAATTGATGACGCTGTTGCCGTCTACGTCGCAGAACGCGTGCCACTGCTCAAGCAGGGAGAGAACGCCGCACGGGAAATCGATCTGATCCACTGGGCTTTTGAGGGGAAGAGGATTTCCGCCCTCCCGGAGGTCTGCAGGGACGTGATGCAGAACTCTGGCCGCTCGCGCTACGGCAAGGACATGGCCCCGGCCACGATCCGGGCGCGGATTCGCTATCTAGTGGCAGCGTGCCGGTATGCGTGGAAATACCACGGGTTCGGCACAAATGACCCGGGCGCCCGGGTGATCACGCCCCAGGTGCGCAACGAGCGGAGGATCTATATCGACCGCCGCGAGATGATCAAGATCGCGCGCAAGATCAAAAACCGCAAGGTGAGGCGCGTGATCCGCATCGCCTTCTACTCTGGCATGAGACTGGGGGAGATCCTGTCCGCACGAGTGGAGGGCGGACGGTGGCACTTGGACGACACGAAGAACGGCGAGCCGCGCATCGTCCCGATTCATCCCCGAGTCTGGACGGCAGCGCACAACACGTCGCGCAAGCCTGCAAAGATTACGGTGCAGTCGTACTTTCGCGAGGCGGCCAGGGCGCTAGGGCACAAGGATCTGCACTTCCACGATCTGCGGCACTCGGCGGCGTCGGAGATGATCAACAACGACATCGACCTCTACACCGTGGGGGCCGTGCTCGGACATCGTGATCAGCGGAGTACAGCTAGGTACTCCCACCTGGCAACAAGATCCCTCGATCTTGCGATCAAAAAGATAGGGCAAAAATCCCCCACCGCAGAGCGCAAAAAAGCCGCTTGAGACTATCTATTTGATAGCACTCAAGCGGCTTGCATCTTGGCGGAGAGGGAGGGATTCGAACCCTCGGTACGTTCGCACGTACGCCTGATTTCGAGTTTTGTACGCAGACAGTGCAGATGCCGCAAGTTGTTGATCTACATGGGCTTGGGCGAGTGCGGAAGCCGCATTCTGTGAAGCCTGTGCGGGGTCTGTGTCAAAAATCCCCCCACCAATTAGCGCGGCCCGAGTGGTGGATCTGTGAGGTAGCGGACGATGGCGTCTTTGATCATCGTCTCTCCAACATCTTCGCCCTTGCGCTTGGACGCGCCAGAGATCACGGCGAGCTTGTTGCCAGGATAGTAGCCTTGTCCTGGCGTGTTGAACAAGCCAAGGCGCCGAACAGCGGCCTCAACTTCTCCGCGTGTTCTGCCGCTTACATCCATCGCAGATGTGCCTGGCAAAGTACGTTCTTGACGCACGCCGTCCGCCCACTTGAAAGATGGCGACAACACATCCCCGATGTTCGGAGTAGGCACATCGTCAGGAAGCAAACGGACGCCAGCCCGCTGACCCTTGGGGAGGGAAGTGATCTGCTGCAACAGCTCATCGACTTGCTGCGGGAATGTGGCTCCGATCATGCCAACAGGCGCCATGGATAGTGGACCTGCAAGCATACGATCACCAAGCTGATGCATCGCGGATGGGTCAGTGACCCGAAGGGGATTTGCAGGATCTGCAAAAGCTCGAGCGTTCAGCGCCTGGTCATCACGGCGGAAGTCGCCGAGCAACCCGGCAGTCTGAGCCATGGTCCCGATGGGATCACCCAGCAGGCCGCCAATGAATCGCTTCGCGCGGTCCCCTTGGCTGAAGATCTCTCCGAGTAGTCCTGCCATATTTCCTCCTACACCACACCTGGCGTCTTCGGCTCAGACTTGCGCTGAGACGAGAAACTTGTGCCCAGCCAGTAGGCGCCAACGATGCCCAGCAGAGCCAAAATCGCGGTCACGATCTGGATGCGCAGCGTGTCATCGTAGCTGCCTGGGTGCACGAACAGCATGTCCACAAGGATCATGAGCGGCATCAGCAGGAAGGCCATGGAAACCCAGAACGCGGGGTTCATCCAGAAGCCAGGGGCGCCAGGCTCCAGGTACATCGAATTCGCCTCGCGCGCAGCTTGGATGCCGCCGCCCACTTCCTCCAGGCTGAACCACTTGGCCTCAATCGCTGCTTTGACAGACGCGGCTGCTGAAGGATCGGTCTTGATGATCTCCATCAGCTCCTGCTCGTTTCGCGCGCCGATGGCTTCCTTTGCTGCGGACACGACGATCTCTGCGGCCTTGATATTGCGCTCTGCAGTCTCTGAGCCTGAGGAAAACAGCTTCCCAAGCTTCGGCACAAGGTCGATCAGCGATGGAAGGACGGCGGCTACGAATGGGGTCATGCTGGACTCCTTTGGTGTTTCTGGGATCTGTGAGACGAAGGCCTGAGGCTCGATTGCCGGGGCGTAGGTGCCGCCATATTCTTCATACAGCTGCTTGGCCTTCTCCATGGTCACCACGGGCTGGCCGTATGGACTGCCGGGCAGGCTGGCCCACTCGCGGTTGCACTTGGCAATGGCAGCCTCAAACCTGCCCGCCATGACGTCATCCAGCGCCTTGCGGCCCAGGATCAAGGCGACAGCGCCCAGGTCCTGATTCTTCGGGCTGAAGTCCTTGAATCCGTATTGCTTGACGAGTCCGTCCCAGGTACGGGACAGGAACTGGTAAGCGCCGGCCGCTGTACTGGTGATCGGGCTTCCGCCCAGGCGCTTCGTGATCGCCCTGCGCGGGTGATCCGAGAAATCCTCGAACCGCTCTCCACCAAACATCACCCGATATCCGTCATCCGACGATGTGCCCTCGCCATAGCGGAGCATGCTCAGGAAGGCTTGGACGTTGCTGTTCGACAGCGCATCGATGAGTACGATGGGATCGCTCATTTGGTCTTCCTCGGTGGCTCTGCTTGCTTCAGCACGCGGATGTCGGACTCTGCTGTGTCGATGCGGAACTGCAGCAACGTGAGAGCGCCTGACAGGCTGCTCGTCGTGTTGTCCTTCACCTTGAGTTCTGCGCGTAGCTCGCGGATGTCGCCGCGCAGCGCAATGATTTCCTCGGCCGCTTTCTCGCCCTTGAAGTGCATCGAAACGATCATTGCTGCAATACCACCAAGGATTGATAGCAGGTATGGAAGCGGAAGCTTCAGCTCAATGATTCGCTGCGCTGGGCCGGATGGCTCTATGGAGGTTCTCATCTGTGTGGTCCTATCTGTCTTATTTCCTCGTGCCATTCGTGGCCCTGGCGCTTTTGCTGGTCGCCAAGCTAGTAAGCGGCGGCTTTGCTAGGCATCGAAAGAAGGCCGCCAAGCGCGCGCCCAGAGAGTTGGCTAGCCGGTCCAAGCAGCCCAAACATCGCCGCGTTGCGCAGCGTCTCATCAGTGGACTCACTGGGCTGCAGGAGACCCATCCCGGCGCCCAAGAGGCCTGCTCCGGCCAATGTGTTTGCTCCAGGGACGAAAGCAGCCGGGACCATGCTCAGCGTGCTGCCCAGGACTGAGCCCGCGCGCCCCATGCCGGTAGACAGCAGTGGCGAGTCGAGATCGCGCAGATCGCGAATGTCCTGCTTCGACAGTTGACCCAGCGACTGCTGTATCCCAGACTTGGTGTTGTTCATGCCCTGGCCGATGCCAGCCAGGAGCAATTCGAGCGGGTTCATGCTGCTTGTTGGGTCGTATTCACCAGCCATGTTTTCTCAACAAAAAGCCCGCTCAAGGCGGGCATAGGACTATGGAAAATTTGCGTGAGACCATTAATCAGATGATCAGGAACAGCAATTTCAGCCCGGGTTTTATCGGGTGGATTGGCGCGCTGATCGTGCTTGCTATCTACGACTCATGGAGGGGGCGCAAGTAGGCCGCCGGTGTATGCCAGGGCTGGGTTGAGCAGGCCGCGCATCACGGGATCTCGCTGAACCGGGCCGAGTAGGCCGGGCGCCACGTTCTCGGCGGCGCGCTGCTGAAGCGTCGCACGCACGTTCTGCACAGCCGGACTGACCATAGGGCCGACAACGGGAATGTTGCGCATCATGTCCAGGCCGCGCCCGAGCAGCAACGCGCCGGAGTTGCTGTTGTTCACGGCGGAGCCCACGGGCTGCACCTGGGTGTAGCTTGCAACACGACCAACCCGCTTCAGGTTTTCGATCTCTTCCGGCTGGAAGAACAGGGTCAGCTTCTTGTCGCCAATCTGGCTCAGGGCCTTGTTGTAGGCCGACTGGCTGAACTTGCCCACTTCATCCGCAGCGCCGCCAAGGGCCTTGTCTTTGAGGTGGTTGACGATGGCATCACGCGTCTCGCCCACCGGGACATTGTTTGCCAAGTTGCGGGCATCGGCGACAGTCCCCTTGATCACGTACTTCTGGAAGAAGTCATCAGGCTGAGCACCGCCAATTGCCTGGGCAACAGGCCGGCCGCTCTCTTGCCAAGCGAAACGCTCGCGGGCAGCT